CAAAAGCTCAGTTATAGGAATTCCGCGCTCATTTAACTGATTGATTTCTTGAGCTGAAATTTTTCCCGCAGTTGCCACTTTATTAAAAATTCTGCCCATTTCCGATAAATCAGAACCCGCAATTGCCGAAGCGTCGGCAACTAATTTCAAAGTGCGTTCAAGTTCTTGTCCGGGCTGTACACCTGCAGCTACTGCCAAAGCAGCAACAGTCGCGGCGTCGTTAAGTCCGTATGCCGTACCTCTTACAGAATTCAAAGCGTTTTTCATAATTGCGTCAACGGTTTCTGTATCATGCCCAAGCCCTTTTAATTTAAACTGAGCTTGCTCGATATTCATCGCTCTGTCAAATCCGGGCTTTAAAATTACATCTGTTATTGCATTTGCGACATTTTTAATGCCGTTTGCAATACTTGAAAGCCCTGATTTTATCAGATCCGAAACAAGATTTGCTTTTAAAACTTCGCCGAAAACATTAGTTTGTTTTGCGGTGTCGTCCATTTCGTTTCCGAGTTCATCTGTTGCTTTCTCAGCCTCATTTAATTTATCTTTATTTTCTTTTATATCGCCGTTTAAGTCTTTTATTTGGCTTGCAAGTTCTTTTGCTTCAGAGCTGTTTTTGCCTTGCTCCAAAACTACGTTTTTATACTCGGCTTGTAAGGATTTAAGCTCTTTTTCTTGCTCGGAAATTTTAGTTGTTAGTTTTTCAAGTGGCGATTGAGATTTTGTCATCTCGGAATTTACGTTACTTAAATTCTTTTCCATTTTGGAAAGTTCGGTTTCCGCTTTGTTGAGTGATGTTCTCCAAGTGTTTGTTCGTTTATCGTTTTCGCCGTATTTTTCGCTTGCTTCTTGCAAGGCTCCTTTTAAAGTAGAAATTTTTTCTTTTTGGTTTCTAATTTGTTCATTTAAAACTTTACTTTGTGAAGATAGAGAAGACGCAGATTTATTGTTTTTCCCGAATTCTGCCGTTACTTTTCCCATTTCCGAAGCTAAAACTTTTAAATCTGAGTTTATTTGTGATATTGCTCTACGATATTCCTTTTCGCCCTCAAGTTTTATGGTTCCGCCAAATGTATTTGAACCTGACACGTTTTCACCTCCATACTCTATGTTGGTAGCCACTCATCAGAAGCTTGACGAGTGGTGTTTTTCTTTTCCTCAAATAATTGCTTGGATATGCAGAAATTATGGTAAGTTTTAAAGTGTGTATATAATAAATCCCACTTCTTAAAAGTGAAATGCCCGACTTCTTTTTCGGAAAAGCCGAGCATTTTTGTTCCGACAAATAATATCCACGAAAAATCGATTATACTGCCTGATTCTTCGTGGTTTTTACGTTTTTTAAATTTTCCTTGGTCTTTACGTTTCCGCTTACCATTTTATTTATGGTTTTCGCAACTTTCTGAAATCCGATTTCAGTTATAATTCGCCCTGCTTTAGCTGAGGATATGGAAGCTCTTTTTTCGTCTGATTTTTCATTTTCAATGTCAATTCCTTCATTGATTGCTTCGGTAATAAAAAACTTTAACGCTTTAATGTTCGGCTCCTTTTGGTTTCTGATAAGTTCCGACCACTGCGAAAGTGTTTCATATTCGTCTTGAAGTGCCTCCATAACGTTGAGCGTAAATGCAAGCGGAAACTTCTCTGAATCGGTTTCAAGGTATGTGATTTTATCTATCAAATTTATTCACCTTCTTCATCTTGTGAACTGCTGACAAAAAAGCTTGCAAGTAGTGTGTTAGCCTCTGTTTCTGTATCACAAACCGAATGTTTTTCCCAATCTCCATTATCATTTTCAAAGATTGTGGCTTCAACCGAAGGCGTGGTAAATTCCAAGTTATCGCCTTTTGTTTTGGCATCGGTTATAAAGGGTTTGAATTTAACTTTTGGGAAAAATTCTACTTTGTATTTTTTAATTCCACCGACCATTTTCGGAACTATATGCCCAAAACCAACATATATCGGCGTATCTTCGGAAATTGAGGTAACAACGCCCGTCTCTTGATCAACGGTTTTTCCGAGAAGCTCTGCAAATACTGTGTCATCGTCATCATCTATTCCGGCGGTTAAAGTGCCGCTTTTAAATAAAGAAACTTGTTCTCGGAGCGCGTCATCAGCATAAAGCGAAGCCTCCGACAAATCAAGTGTTACTTTGTATTCAATCGCTCCGGCGAGCGTTTTAACTACTCCATAAGTCTCACCGTCTGAATTTAATTTTGCATATTTAAAATTTTTAAGTCCTATTCCTGCCATATTATTTTTCTCCTTTTTATTTTTTAAATTTTGTTTTGATTTTATCTATTATTCGCGACTTGTCAGCGCGGAATCCGCGCAAAAATTTACTGGAACATGATAATAGCCCGTGTCCTCTTCATAAGTTTCCGGGCCGTTATCTGTCCATATAAAGTTGTTTTCTTTTAGTTTTGTTTTGACTTGTTCTAAAATATTTTTAAAATTGCCCTTTGAATAAATATCAATCGTACCAAAAGCTATTTCGGCATGATTTTCATCGTCATAAAAATTTTCGGGTTTATCGAACCAAGTATAATAAGTAAGATAAACATCGGAATTCCCCGTATAATTCAAAAATGAAATCGGGATTACTTTTCCGCCGACTATAAAATTTGAAAATATTTCTTCAATTAATGGATTTATGTTAATTTATATCACCTTGCTTTTTGATTAAATATTTTTTCCATTGCGGCTTTAATACCGCCCTCAGATCCTTTTATTGCCGGTCTGAAAAAAGGCTGAGCGTTTTGGTGTTTGGTGCCGTATTCAATCCAAATTGCTTTGTACCAGTTTAGCATTCCGTTTTTGTCTTTCCCGTAGAATTTAACTCTCCCGACGGCATCACCGCTTCGGTTAATAATCGGTTTAGAACATTTCACGGAACTTGCCATGCTTCCTGTTTTTCTGTGCCTTGAAGCTGCGCTCCCGATTGAACTTTGCATTACTTTTTGACCCGCTTTAATCATTTCAAGTGCGAGATTTTCATCATTCAATCCTTTGGGAATTATCGAGTTTATGTCCATAGAAAAACTAAGCTCCGCCATTACTTAACCACCAACTCTGCAATTATCTCAGTATATTTTTTGTCATAGCCATAATCGTTAATGTAAGTTATGTTGTACGCATTACCTTTAAATTTAATCATCATATCTTTTGTGATTTCTGTTTTTGGGGTGCGTATTAAAAATCTCGTTTTAATTTCCGAAAAATCCGAATTTGAGCGCAAAAGCTCTGTTCCGCTGATATTTGTTACTTGCGCCCAAGTGTTTAAAACCGTGATTTCTGTTTTGGTTTCAAAACCGTCGGAATCTTTTGTGATTTCATACCTTATAACTTTTATTTTCTTATTAAAGACTCCGGCATTTATCTGCATTCTCAAAACTCCTTTCAAGCTAAAACTTTTTTGTGCGGGGGAATAACCTTTAATTTAATAAGAGCATCCTCGTGATTGCCTGCGCGGGTTCCGCGCCACCTCACAAAAGATTTACCGAGTGCATATTTAAAATGTGCTCCACAACCTGATTTGAATTGCTTTTATCCACATAGTAACACCTGTTATCATACATATCTTGAACTAAGACATAAACTGCAATTACAAAAGTTTCATGACCGTCAATTTCTTCTAAGCTGAGCCCCGTATATTCCGAAATAAAAGCTTTGGCAGAGCTTAAAAACGTGCTAAGCTCTGCCGTTTCTTCTTCGGTTAAATTTTCAAAATCAAGTTTAAGATAACTCGCAATATCTTGAATTGTTATTTCACTCACAATCATGATTCGTCATCTTCCATAAGCCCCGATGATTTCAGCTTTGAAAGCAAAGAATTGAAATCTGATTTTAAATCTGCAATCGTTGACGCCGTGCTGTCCGCTTGATTTTCTGCTTGCGGAAGTCCTGTTATTGACGCACCTTCTTTAATTTCAAGTGTTCCGCTTGTGTGGAATTTCTCGACTTTTTCATAAATAGGGGAAAGCTCTTTTACTTTTTCAATTATCTTTTTTGCGATAGTCGTCGGCACAATAGCTCCGTTACTGCCGTAAGACATTCCGGGACTGTTTGCTCTTTCTTCGCCCGTAACAATGAAGTCCACAAATGCACGTTCCTCTTTGCCTGAATCTTCGGTTTTCTCAATTTGTTTTTCTTCTTTTTCTTGCATATCCATTTTCCTCGCTTCGTCTTCCGCTTTAATTGTTGCGTCAATTTCATCAATTAACTTTTTAAGTTCATTAAATTTTGCGATTTCTTCTTCGCTGAGTGCTCGCTTTTCAAGTTTTGCCGTGTCTAAAATTTTTTGCATTTTTTCTTGGTTTTCTGAGCGTTGCTCTGATAAATACTTTAAATTCATTTTGTTTTACCTCTTTCTTTAATTGCGGGCGAATTGCCCGATGTTTTCTTGTTTTAAAGTACGCAAATTGGGTCCAGCGTCACGCTGGTATTTAAGTTCCATAGTTCTTAATCTCCTTTAAAATTTTTTCGTAATTTGAATAATCAATTTGCTTTTCGTAATTTAAAATTTTTGCTTGAAACTTTTCACCTCTGTATTCAATTTTTGAATTTTTATCTGCCCGAGTTTCGATTGAAGTCCCGATATAACATGGAATTTTGCGGTCATCAATTATAGAAACTTCAAAAAGGTTCATGTCATCGACAAACCGTCTTTTAAGTCCGTCTTTTATTGATTCTTCATGTTCTTTAACGGTTTCAAATCCAAAACTCCAGCCCCGAAGCTTGTTTTCTTTTGCTTTTTTAATCACCTCACTATCTGTAATTTTGCAAATTGCCCGAAGTCCGATATTATCTTCAAAAAGTTCAATATTTCCTTTCTTCGTGGAACCTAAAACTATTGAAGGCTCATGGTTTAAAAGGCATAAAATATCATCGCTTTTCTCAACCGCTCTCTGAAATGTTTTCGGTGTTATCTGCTCAACAAATTTTTCTCCGTTTTCGTCAAGCATAGGTCTTGAATCTCTCGCAACCGCATTGACGTACCCGTCAAGTAAAACGCTGTCATTTCTGATTTCTATTCTCAAAATTTTCACCTCCCGTATTCTCGATATTTGTAACTTTGTTTGTGTTTGGCGTGTAAACTTCTTTTGTTTGCGGATTGAAAAGCACATCTTGAAGTCCGAGCTTTATGAAATTAAGCCCGAGCGGCTCCAAATCTTCCATATATCTACACTCATCAATCTGCATTAAGTTCGAATCGAGTGCCGTTTTGTAGGCTTCAAAGCGTGTTTTTATATCGCCCTTAGTGATTTCTTTTGTATCAAACGCAAAGTAAAAGGACTTCTTCTCTTTCTCAAGAAGTAAGTCCCTGTTAAGCGCACATTCTATGGCTGATAAAATCGGCATTACCGCTGTTTTTATAAACGTTTCCCAGTTCCAATCTGTCGGCACTCCGAAAATATCCAAAATCGAGTTATTTATTGAATTCTTATTTTCATTAAGCTGCATTTCGGTCGATGTGTTGCTGGCTTCCTTAAAATCAAGATTATCATTGAGAACTATCACATTGTTTTCCGTGTTGCAGTAAAGTTCACGCCACGCTCGTTTTAAGCCGGCCATTGCTTCTTTGGTGATTTTCTTTTCTGACTTAATAAATCCCTTTTTACTTCCGCCCGTAGAAACAAGACTTTGTTCAAATTTGAGCGTTAGATATGCCACTTTCAAAAGTTCTTGATTTTGGTTTATAATTCCAATCCCGTTGGCTCCGTCTTTCGTTGACCTAAGCACTTTTAAAAACTCAAAAGGCTTATAGCTTTGACCGCCTATTAAAATATTGTAGTCTTTAAAAATCGGGTCGAAGTTTTCTATTATGTGAACATTCTCAAAGCTTACATAATTAAGCGATTTTACGGTGTTTCTTCGCTTTTTGATATACGCATAAGCACCCCCGAAAAGAAGATAATCACGAACCAAAGCTCTTTTAAATTGTACCCCGTCAAGCGTGTCTTTTGTGTCAAGATTAAATAAGTCGCACCGCTCGTCTTCCACTTCAACAGTTTTTCTTTTTCCGTCTAAAAATTCCTCTTTGTAAAGCTTTATCGGAATCATTGAAACTGTATCGGCAATTAAATTCACGCACTTGGAAACGGCGGAAATATTCATCGCTTCACGTTCGGAAATCACATCTTCATTTAAAAAACTTTTTAAAATTAAATCATCGCTTTGCCTTATTTCATTTTCTTGCTCTTGTTTTTTGTTTCTAAAATTAAAAAATTTCACTTTGTACCTCCTAAAATCAGTATTGCACCGCCCAGCCTGTGTCATCAAAAATTACATCTTGTTGAAGTAGATACACGGCGTTAATTAAAGCTACGACCATATCAACCTTTCCGCTTGATTTTTTCTTGGTAACATAGCGGTTCATATTTGTGTCATAAGTACACCTTGCATTTTCGAAATTTATTTCAAGCAAGGTGTTTTTCTCATACTCAAATTCGCCGTTTGTTATTTTCTCGGATAAAAGCTTTGTCGGTGGGTGGAGCGTGTCGCTGTGCTGCCTTATTTCTACCGTATTATATTTTCGATTCCATTTCTGAGCACTTGAAATTGCGTTGTATCTATCAAAGCCAATCGCTTTAATTTTAACTTTGTATTTTTCTTCGATATTAAAGACAAAATCTTCAACAACACCATAATCAATTGTCTTGTTTCCGCAAGCGATACACTTCATTGATTTTATAAACCTTTTGTAATCAAGCTTTTCAAATTTGCTCTTTTCTTCAAGCCTACCCTCAGGCACAAAACAAATCACATCCTCAATTATTTTTCCGTCTTCTTCCGCACAAATCGCAACCGCTGTATTATCGTTGCTCATCGACAAGTCAACACCGATATATACTTCTCGATTTGTCCAATCAATTTTATTAACCCTACAATTTTGAAGGTATTTTATATCAATAAAGCTTTCTGTTCCTGAGCCTTGATAAATAATATTGCAGTGTTTTGTCAAAAAGTTTTCTCTTGCAGATTCCACCGAAATTGCTCTTGCTCTTTTCTTGATTAAATCTTCCCAAATCTCAGGGATTTCAAGAGCGACGGGATTTGCGTGCTTTAAAATCATGTCATTATCTGCCCAGTTTTCAGTATCATCGGGCTCATATAAAAGTGAAAAGACGGTTTCATCTTTTTGAACGCCGTCTAAAACTCTTTTTGCATAGTTCACTTCATCTTCAAAGGGATTGTTTGCTGTCGGGTACTTAGTGGAAACAATGCAACCAAGCTTATTTAAAATATTAAGCTGTCCTGACCTCATGGCTTCAATCGCGTAGCTATTCGGAAGCGCTCCGACTTCATCGGCAAGAAACACATTCGGGAGTTTTCCGTCCATTTTTGAATTTGAGTAGTTAAGCGGAATATATTTATTTTCATTCGGCAGAAATTCGATATAGTCCCTGAGTATTTTAAACCTATATCGATTTTTATTTTTGTAAATAAAAGGGCTACTTTTTAAAATTTCTTCAATTGCCGTCTTGACTTCTCTTGAAAGAGCTCCGTCGGGTGCTACCGAATAAAATTTAGAGAATTTTGGCTCCAATAAAAAAAGAAGTACGAAAATCGTTGCGATAGTAAAAGTCTTAAAATTCTTTCTTCCGACTTCAAGTATCACGGTTTCATATCTTCTTTTATTTGGATTTTCTCGGTAGACTACGCAAAGAGCTGAGGCATACAAAAGCCATTGATAGCCGCATGAGCATTCGTAAATGCTTTTACCGGCTTTAAGACCTCTCGGCATTACTAAAAGCTTTAAAATGTTTTCTATTTTCCCAAATTTTGAAATATCGAAAAAATATTTATTCCCTTTATCCTCGCAAATATCTATAAAGTTTTGACAAGTCTTTATGACGTATCGGGGTGCAGGGATTTCATAACTAACTACTCCTTTCGCATATTTGTATGCTTTGTTATTTACAAACTTTTCAATTTGATTTCACTTCCTTTTTCTACGCGAGCAGTATTCTAAATATCTTCATTAATCTTTATACGCGAATCGCCAGCGCGGGTTCCGCGTCCGGTTAGTATTTCAAGTAGTGGATCAGGCTTATCATCGTCTTGGCGATCCCTTAAAGTTGTGATTATTCTCATAAGCGTTGCAACTATTTTGTTGGCACTGTCTGTTGTTCGGTTATAGTCCGAGATTGCGGGGTGAGAATATACATTTTTCCGCCCTTTGACATATTCTTTTGTAACTAAAGTTCCTTCTTCTCGGATTGTTTTTTCAAGGTCATTTAAAATCCCGATTTGAACCTGATAACGCTTAAAAGTTGTAAGAAAAAAGAAATTCTGTTCGACGCCATGCTTTTCGGCGATTTCAAGAATTTCTTTGGCTTGTTTATTTAAATTCACTTTTGACAAATTTTCCTCCTAAAAGACTCTTCTATTTAGAGTACAAATTTTCTAGTTTTTCTACCGGAGCAACTAGGGATGAAAGAAGATTTATATTTAATCCAGAATCCGATGTCATATAAATTGCTCCAAGCTTATAGATGGGGATCTGACAGTTATCTTTAAACCTTTTATCTGGAGAACCGTCTTTATTTACCCTCAACCAAGTATATTTCATAATTTCAGTTTCTTTTGGTGCTCCAATTTCGCCCGCATATGGTTGAATACCGAATTTGAAATTAATTTCTGAATAATTAACCGCACCAAGTTTTGATCCTTCAATAACAAGTATTATATCCGGCATAAAAGCGAATTGTTTTTTACCTATCTGTAAGATAAAAGGTTTAAGATCCGTTTTTAGATACCAAGGTAATTTATTAACAACCTTTACAACCTCTATCTGCGAACCGTGTTTAGCGCCCGCATTAAATCTCTCTTTAGTGGTAGCGGTTAAATAGGTGTACCATAGTTTACCACAGCTCCCTAAATCATGCCAAGCTGCATTTTCTTTGTGCCATTTCTCTAGCGCATTCTTATCCAAATTATAATTAAGTATAATGCCTTTCTTCAATGTAATCCACACACAGAAGCCTGCCGGCAACAATGCAATAATGGGATTAATAAAAATTAAAACTATTGTACACCAAATAAGAATAGTACGAGTCATACGTATTTTTTTTACCGCCTTGAATAAATCAATACATTCCTTAGGGTTCATATTTTCTGTAGCCGCTGACTCAACTCTCTTAATATCCTTAATATCATTGAAATATTCTTGATTATTGTTATCACCCGATACTAATTTTGCAGAATTTGCGTTTCCAGAAGTTTTACAACTACCTAATTCATAAGGAGAAAAAGTAGTTTTGTTATATACCTTGTTATAAATTGAACGTTTTGGGTTTTTAGCAAATCCTATTCCTTTTTTGCCATAAAGTGGATTTGTTGCACTTTTAATACTTCTCTTTAATTTTCCTGTCGTTTTTGCTTTGAACGATTTTTTGAGTGATGGCATTCGCATTCCGAACTTCATAACATCGCCTCCCGTTTTCTAGATTCTTAAATATACCATATCATAAATCTATTTGTTGTGCAAAAAATAAATATAATTTTCACTTAAATATTATTGATATATTTCAAATCGCTTACACTAATTATCAAACATAACCTTGCTACATGTTTGTGTGAGTAAAGTTCAGTATTGCTTAGTTTTTTCATTTTGTCTTCCTTTCCAAAAAACTCACGTTTATTAAATCCGGTGTAAATTTATGGGGGCTGTCGGTGTTTGAATGTTCTTCTAAAAAATTTTTGGAGTAGTGGGGGGATTGCTTTGTTTTTGATTTTGCTCATTAATTATCTTTTTTACTTCGTTGTGCGGAATTTGTCCCTTGTCGCATATTGAGTGGTGCGTAGAGCAAAGCGTAATTAAGTTGCTCTCATCAAGCTTTAAATCTTCGCTTAAATTAATCGGCATAGCGTGGTGAACTTGAAGATTATCGCTGTTGTATTTTCTTTTTGTTCCGTACAGATTTCTTAAACAAATTTGACAAAGATAATTATCACGCTCCTTAATTTGTCTTCGCTTCTTTTGCCACTTCGGACTATTTCTAAACTTTACAGCTTCATCTATCTTTTTTCTTCTGACAAGCTTCTTGTTACATCTGTAATTTTCATCATGTACTCTGCCACAATATTTACATGATTTTTGTATTTTAACATCTCCTTTTTAAAAATAGAAAAACCGTACCTTTTAGTACGGTTTAAATTTTAATACTATAAAATATATTTTTTCTCTAATTCTATCTAGCGTTTTGGATAAGCAATTTAATCAAATTTTTAAATAAAAAATCTTTTTCATCACTTAATTTTCCTATACCATCGCTATCATCAAATAACACTGTATCTTCATCAAAGCATTCGTCAGGGTAAAATAACATTAAATCAAGTTTTTTACTAACAAGCACCAGCTGGTTGACTAATTTACTTATCACTTCGACCAATCGAGGATCTCCAATTTCTTTGCCATTAATTTTAAATAAATCAGAATTACTATCCTCGTCAAATTGCTCCGCAAATATTCTTTTACCATTCTTTGCAGGCATCTGCCATAAGGAGAGTTGTCTTCTATTTCCGCCGATGGTATCTAACTTTATTGTTATATTATCTGCAAATGCAACTCCTGAAAAAAACACAGTCACTAACAAAAAACAAAATGCTTGTGAAATAATTCTTTTAATAAACACCAAACCAGCTCCTAAATAAATTAATATACTTGAATTATAGCATATATTTAATAAAAAATCAAGTTTATTATTTTTTGTCTTCATCAGAGCTTTCGTGACTATTTTTATCACTATCACCTGAAACATCGCTTCCCAGCTCAGATATACCATCTGCTCTTTTTTTACCTTCTGTTGTTTGTGGACCATCTATACCTAACGCATCCCGTGTTGCTGCAACGCCTCCCATACTAGAACTTTGCGCAGGATTCAAATGCGGAGGATAGTGCCCTTCAGCTGCAGTTTTAAAAGGATTCGAAATACCGTCTTCCATATTTCTGATAACTCGTCTCATAAAGCCTCTTTCGAGTTTTCCCCCAGTAGCATTCCTTAATTCACAAGATTCGCAAAACATTAAAATGGCACAAAGCGTTGCAGCCGCCTTTTCCACATTATCTGAAGGTAGGCTATCTCTAAATTTAGAATTAAATCTGGCCAAAATATCAGGAGCGTCAATATCTTCTAATGAAAGTTCAGTACTCAAATAATCTAATATTATTCGAGCTAGTGAAATCATCTCCATTGGAGTTTTTTTACATGATTCATCTAAAATATTAAATATTTCTTCATAGCGCATTGCTTCGTCAGAACCTACTTCATTCACTATTAATCTTGCTAACACAGTATTATCTTTTTTATACACTACTTTTAAAATCACTTTACCAAACGGAGTTCTAATTTCATGCCACGATACATGCTCTTTTTTACCTGCATTTCTACCCTTAGATTTATTTGTGTGTTCTTTGGGAGTATCCTTTATAGATTCGGCTACATTTAACGGCCCTGCAAATTTTGGTTTTGTGCTAGAAGTTACAAACGATCTGGTTCCTTTTTTTTTCCTCGCAAAAAATCTTCTCTGAGCACCTTTAACTCTAGCTATTGGTGAAACTTTTTTATCATGTTCATCGCTTTCTTCTTCACTGTCAGAGCTGTCACCATCTAGCGAAACGTCATCAGAGAATTCTGCATCCTCATCAATAGATTTTTTTGATGATGTTGAATCATCTTCGAATTCTTTACTTGAAGACAATGAAAATCTGCTGTACCGATGATTATAATTTTCTGGTTCTATGTAGTGCCCACCATGTTCATCTCCCATAAGCATTAATCTTAATACAATCATTGCTCTTTCGTTATACGAACCAGCTTCTAGTATAGTCGACTTTCCCATTTGCCAATGAACTAATACATACCCTATGCTATAGCCTAAACTATTAAGTTCGTCAAACAAAGTTTCTAAATCGGTATTAAATACTGATTCGTTATATTTAATCCTTCCTTCTGTACGGTTACCGGCACTTGTAGCAGCTATTCGCAAATCCGATTCCGATATACCATGGGCCTCTAATAGTTGCCACAAACACGGTCCCGGATGTGTTACTTCGTTAGAAAGAGTATCATAAATCAAACCATCATATTTTACACATTGAGTTTCATTGTAATCAACGATTTCATAATTTTGTACAAAATCGGATGTTTGTGATTCAGGATGTAATTTAGGCTGTGGCTTAGACTGTGGCTTAGATTGTGGTTTAGGTTTTGGCTTAGATTGTGGTTTGGGTTTTGGCTTAGACTGTGGCTTAGATTGTGGTTTGGGTTTTGGCTTAGACTGTGGCTTAGATTGTGGTTTAGGCCGTGATGTAGGTTGTGGCTGACTCTCAATCTGTGGTTGTCCTTGCCAATAACTTACTATTTTGCTAAAAATACTTCCCATCCTAAAACACCCCTCTTTGTATGTTAACATAAAATAAAAATTATGTAAATGTTTGATATCTAATTTATCGTTTGATCTACTTCTAAAAGTAAATCTGACAAATCAATTGATTTTGTTGTGATTTTTCTTTCAAATTCTTCTAAACAAGTTTTATCGTTTTCATTTAAATAAACAGCCGGCCAAATATGTCCTTCTATCTTTAATTTATCATATTTATCTTGCTGTTCTTTAGTTATGTACAAAGCGCACCCGTAAGTAGGACTAAATACTAAACTTAATCTTCCGTCTTTCAGTAGGGAAATATTAAAAAGTTTTTCTGCCTTTATCAGATTTGTTGTATAAACTTTTTTTAAAGAAGTCGGATCTTGCTTAATGCCTAATAAATTTTTATATAAAGCCTTTGAATTTGGTGGTTTTTGAGCCCCTGATTCGATTACAAATAAAAATTCATTAATTTTTTTCTTTTGGAATATGACTATTGCTTTCTCCGCGGCTTTTTTAGTAAATTTAATTTGTCCTCGTTTTATCATAACAATACTCCTTTCTTTATTTTAAAATGTAAAAGCGACGGAATATCTAGTAATTGTATCATATTTATTGTAAATATTCAATATTATTTTTGATTTTAATAAAAATAGAGCACCTGGAATTCAGGCACCCCGTACAAGAAAGGCTATGAGATATTATCTCACGATATAATTTTATCACACTACAAGCGGGAATTTCGGGAAAGCTTTAAAAAACGATTGTGCTTTTTTCGCTCTGTGCTCCCATCTCCAAGTACACCCATATTTTGAGCAACTTGTTGCCAAGTTAAACCCTGAGAGTACCTAAGTGTTAATATTATCCTCATCTCGCTGTCTTTAACGCTTGATATAAATCTGTCAAGACGATTTAATTCATAAAAGCATTTCTCTAAGTTTAAATCCAGTAGCCCTTTTAAATCTGCTATCTGTGCGGCATAATTTGCAACTTTATCGGATACACCGTTCCCGTTCGGAAGCCCCGTTATTTTTGCGGTACAGTTTGTTGCCAATGCCTCAAGTTCAGAGAGCCTCCTTTGTTGTTCCTTGATTTCTTTTCTCAAATAATAAAGCTGTGAAAGTTCTTTTTTAGTCAATCAAAATCACCTCAAAATATGCAATCTTTTTTAGTATTTCTCAGGCTTGCACCTTCAATTTTCATAACTGCTCCGCTTGTCATTTCTGATATTCTGTCAACTGTTTTTTCGGCTATTCCTCGCTCATTTATAAGTTCATTCAAACTGTGATTGCTTGAAAAAATAGTTGCTTTTTTGCTATTGTACCGTTTATTGATAATATCGAATAAAAGACTTTGCAACCAGGTATCACCGGAGCTTTTGCTAAATATTTCTGTTCCCAAGTCATCAAAAAACAAGACTTCAATATTCGCAAATCTTTCGATTAAATTTTGCTCTGTTTGGTTAGATTCACGATTAAACGTGGATTTTACCGCCTTTGAAATTTCAAACAAGTTGGTAAAGAGAACAGGCACGCATTTCGAAAGTAGTTCATTCGCCATACAAGCGGTTAAATGTGTTTTG